CATTCCTTGTTCGTTTCCACAGCAACTTTCCTAAGTTCTTCAAGTGTTTTATCAAGTCCGTGTTTCCTTCCGCTAGTTAGTTCGTTATCCATGATACCAGTCAGACTGACACCAAGGAGTCTTTCTTCTTCTGTGTTTCTCTGCCATATCTTCCTGAGGTATGGGAACTTAGTAAGAGTGGACTGTGCCGTGCCAAGTATCGTGGCAAGCCTTACCTTTCTCTTAAAGTCATCAAACTTATCCTTCTCTCTTATTACAACCTCTGTTAAGTTACAAAACTGATAGGGTCTAAGTATAATTTCACTACAAGGATTAGTGCCAAACTCATGGTCAGCATCTCTTCTGCCAAACTTCTTTGCTTGTTCCTTTGCAGATATTCTATTAAATATACCGCGCTCTCCTGACTTTGACTCGACAAGAGATGTCCACTCTCGTAAGAATGTCTCTCCGTCAGGCTTGTCTGTGTAGCATACAGAGTTGTTAGATAGTGCCATCTGCGGTGCTGTCTCCCACCACTGTCCCGACTTAGCGTGTCTCATGCGTCCATCTGACAGATTAGACAAGCTTATCATGGCAGAACGTCTAACACCGCCCGACACTACAACCTCTCCAACCTTACACATTAAGTTATGACAATCGTAGCTAGACAGCTTACGTCCTGCATTGTGTTTAAACAGTGAAGTAGTAAAGGTAAAAAGATCTATCAAAGGTGCAGGACCACTTGCTCTACCACCAAACACTTTTAGTCTTGCCCCTGCAGGTCTAACCTTAGATGTGTCCCAACTTGGTGCTTCACCCATATACAAGTGTCCTATTAGTTTACGCAGAGCTTTTGCCCAACCCTCTTTGCTATCCTGCACATTAATAACTGTATCTACATCTTCTATGCTTTGTGGTATTTCAGGCAACTGATTCACATACTGTCTCTCAACAGAGAAGCCAACACCTGTGCCACACAATAGTATGTACATCGCTTCATCAAAAGCTTTTGGGTCATCTATTGGTAGATAGCTACAGTTGTATCCTGCTGTATTATCTCTTTCCAAAGCTGATCCTGCTGTCATCAACGCTCTCATAGACGGCATAACTTCTAAATTATGTATAGCGTCAAACATTTCTGTTTTAGGTAGCTGTCCCTTTACTTTTTCTGTTATATAATTTACATATCGGGATACTGTTTCTTCCCACGTTTCTCTGCGTCCTGCGTCATCCATCCACCTAGCGTACCTAGATATAGCTATAAACTTTTGATAATCATTCATGCTTTTTTACTTTCACTCCCTCTAATAATGTTATACCATCAATATCGAATAGATAATCTCTTAATATATCTTTAAGAGCTTGCTCATCTCCTTCTTTGCCATCATAGTTGACAGGTAATATATTCTCTTCCTCGTCTACCTCTATGGTCATATTTACTGTAAACTTCATGAGTCTTTCTCTAACTCTTCTATTAATCTATTTAGATACCATTTACCTTTTTTCAAGTCTTGTATTTTTAAATCTGCTAAAGAGTTCTTATAGTCAAATCTGTGTAGATACTTGTGTACGTTGCCCTCGCAGTAATATCTAAAGTTATCTCCTAGTTGTTGCCTTATGTAGTCAATACACTCCATACCGCCTTTATTGTAGTGTGGTGGATTATTTACCTCGTCTGTCATTTTTGTTGCTCCAGTCTAATTTAATAACATTGTCTTTGCTTTCTACAATCTCAAGCTTAGGGACTCTTGGTGTGTGCTTCTTCAAGAAAGCAGACATCACCTCTCTGAACTCAGGATCTATCTCCATCATTCTAACAACTTCCATCATAACTGTCAACATATCAATGACACCATCATGCGTTACTTTGTCCCACTTGTTGTCATCACTATATAATAAGTTGAAGGTACTCTCACCTGTTGCCCTACCAAGATCATCTGTCTCAACTTTAACAACTAAAGCATAGTCTTCTTTTCCAATATAATTTGTCATGAGCCTATAGTTTTATCCTCTTTTTTCTTTCTGTCAACCATTGTTTTGGTATTTCTTTATGTGCGTAGAGAAAGCCGTGTTTGTCACACCAATCGCAGTATCGAGTCTTAGATCCTTTGCGTAAAAGATTGTTTGCATTTTGAAATAGAAACCGTATATCTAAGTCAGGATACTGCTCTTTTATTAGCAAATGTTTCGTTCTATCGCTTGGACGTAACCACCCTTTCGCCTCAATAATAATACCATTGTTAAGAATAAAGTCAGGCTTATAGTATCGGTGTCGAATAACAGCGTATTTAATTCTGATTTCTTCATATCTCACCTTTTGCTTTACTGACCTTAGCCATTTTGCTACATCATACTCGAACTTGCTCTTTAACTTCAGTTTCGCCATTTGCAACCTTTACATAATTAATCAAAGGAGGGTTTGCAGATTTAGAAACCTTTGAAGGTAAGACTTGTAAGTCTGACCAACAAGCATCTTTAAAAGAACAAAGACTACACTCAATGCCTAGCTTTAGATTACCGCTTGCTTTTCCGTAGTACGTTTCCTCTATCGGTTCGTAACATCTTTCAAAAGGTGCATCGTCCTCTATGTAGGCTATAGTATCATCTATCTTTTTAAGTTCTTCCTGCATGTTGAGATCGTCAGCATCAACATACTTGAAGTTTCCGTTGGCTTTATTAACTGCCCACCAACCACCTGCTTTTACTCCTCTAGCCTTAGCATACCCTGCTAACTGTGCAACGTAACCAAAACTATCTTTACTCTTTAACGTGTTGAAATCTACAAACTTGTTTTCGTAAGACCAAGGTGATGTAGACTTTACGTCATCTACCTTATCGTTTAGAACTAAGTCATAACTGCCCTCTATATCTTTCTTCTTTGTCTTTAATACAACCTTCTTACTGTCCTCAAACTTAACTTTAGAGGCTCTAAGAAGACCTTTGAACACCGCCTCAACGATATCTCCTAATATCATATTTATTAAGAAGTAAGGGGAGTCTGGTTGCTTTTTCTCAGGGTGGTTCTTTTCAAACCAAAGCTGACACTTCTTACGTCCAATGTTAGACATTCGAAGCCTAAACTTCCGCTTATTCCCTGAGAATTGGCGAGACAAAGCGTCCTCTACATCCTTGGCTATGTGGTGGAGGGTAGCCTTGTTCATCTTGGCTTTACCAAGAGATACTTTCTGTAGGAACTCGTGTATCGCCAACTCTGCAGGATGGTTCATCTACTCGTCCTCAATCTCAACTATAGAAGACACAATCTCCTCGTCTGCCTCAGACAATTCCTCTGGTCTTCTGTTCTCCTCCCACTTGGAAAGAGTTATTGAGTTCATAGATTCAACCCACTCAACAAAGCTATTCAGTGTCTCTTGATCGTCAGCAGTAATCTCTACTTCACTACCTAGAGAAGCCTTTATGACAGCATATGTCGCGCCACTAGGAATACTCTTTAATTCGCTAGACAAAACAAGATTGTGCTGTATAGGAAGTCGGTTCTTCCGTTGTATCGCATTAAAAATATCATTCATAGCTTTGAAGCTATCTCTATTCTTAACACGCATAAAGAAAGGGAACTCTTTAACATCAACAGATTTACCGTTAGCATCCTTAGCGTTGTCAAGTGTACACAGTCCAAACACGATCTTGTACCGCTTGGTACTCTTCATAATGTCCTGCGTTTCTTGTGGCAAGGACGAGAAGTCCTTGACATAACCTGAAGGTCTACCGCAGTTGAAACCTCCATAGTTATCCTTTAAGTCCACACTGAGAGACTTACCCATTACAGATCGAAGCATCCTTCCAGAACCGCCATCTGGTCTGGTAAAGTTGTCATCCCATCTCTCCCACTGAAACCTTTGCATAAAGGTTCGGATGGTGATCTTATCACTGTAATACACAGTCTCGTCAGGGAACACAACTGAATAAGAACCTGCCTTTATCACGGCTACTTCCATCTTTTCACCATCAACTTCCTTAGTACCCATGATGTTCTGGTGTACCTGCTTGATTTCTGCAAGAGCAGAGCGAGATGATGGGACAGTGTTAGACATACCCATGATGTCTGCTAGGTTTTCTTTTGTTCCGATAATAGCTAAGTTGTTTTCCATTCTTATTGCTCCTTTTCTACTTTAAATATTTTCTTATCTTTAAACTCATCTTCTTCATTCTGCTCTAAAAACTTTTCATAGTCTTTATCCCATTCAGGTTCAAATATAGTATATTTTTTCTTTAAGATCTCCACCCTCTCCTTGTAGGGGAGGTGGCGAGTCTCAGGCTCGTCTATAAATTCTCCTAGCATGGTTGCTAAAAGTCGCAAATTATTTACCATAAAAGAATGAAAACCTTTATCAAAAGTGTTGCTGTCATTATAAGCAACATGAGTTGTAAATGTATCATTTTCTTTTTTTACGTTAAGTATTATTGCATAAGAGTTTTTATCTAAAATATCATCTGTGTTAGTCTTTCTTGCGTAGAATCCTGTAAACATACTTTTCTCCTTAAAACGAATCAGTTGACTATACTACATAACGTCCTTGGTGTCAAGCCAATTATTTCCTATTTTAGCTTCAAGCACCATTGGTACATTTATGGTAACATCATAGTAGGATTTTATGATGTCAGATAAACTGTCATTGACCTTTTTTATAACGTCAATAACTGCTTCTTCTTCTGCAGGGTGTACGTCAATAACAACGGAGTCATGCACCGTATTGACAAGACAAGACTGCATACTCTCTAACTTCTTGTCTATCTCCAGAAATACTATGGGAACAATATCCCCAGTAGCAAATCCCTGCACTGGATAATTCTTTATCATGGTAAAGTGTGTGGGTGAACCACTGGCTCTACGCTCTACATCTGGAAAAGCGTACTGTCGTCCTGATGGTATCATGATGTAGCCATCGTTCAATGCTTGATCTCCTAAACGCTTGTGCCACTTTGCTATACCTCTATATTTGTCCATGAAGTGTGTGTAATATTCTGCCTCAGCTTTTGTCCTACCAAAGCCAGTAGCACCGTACAGAGGAGCAAAGGTGTGTGCTTTAGCTTCTTGTCGTGTCGTTGGCTGTCCTGCATCAGATATAATCTTAGCAGTGTAGGAGTGAACATCAAAGCCAGTGCTGACCTCCTCCATCGCAACTTTGTCTTGTGACAAAAATGCTGCAACCCTAAACTCTAACTGTGCAAAGTCTGCTTCAAGTATCTTACCCTTCAGTCCAAACTGATGGTAGTTCCAACGTGATACAAACACTTTCTTAACTGGAAACGTACCGCCCCTTGGCATGTTTTGCATGTTAGGGTTGCGTCCACTGAAACGTCCAGTGGCTGTGACATGCTGAGTGAGAGACACATGTAGCTTACCATCTGGCTTTGTATACGCTTCAATACCCTCAACAAAAGAGGATAGATAACTGGACACAGCACTTTGTCTC